TGAAGATTTTTAGTAATGGTTGATGTGCCTACCACATTGGGTTGGGTAGTAGTAATCGTGACCGGGCTAAAATAGTCCAATCCCAAAGCTGCTTTGATTGAGTCATCATTTGGATAATAAACATCAAGGGTAATAGCATCGCATCGAATAGTAGTCTCGGCACGACTAGCCACATAGGCCAAGGCATAATTAGCCGCTTCTGTTGTGGTCTGCATCAATAGGTCGGTTTGAGCATATGAGTGAGCAAAGTATTTGTTTACTGATGCCGTGCTAACAGCTGTCTGAGTGGCCAAACCTGTGGCCGTGATACTGGCTTGATTAACAATCTGTTGATCATCTAATAGCCATTGAGCATTGAAATATGGTATCTGAGTTCCGTTGTCATTAAAATAGGTCGGAGTTCCAGCAGGTGATGCCGTGCAATAGTTTCTATTTTTGAATGTGACAATTCCAGAAGCATCAATATAAAAAGCACCATATTCAGTTATTTGAACTGTCTGGGCAGCCGTTAAGGCAGATCGAGTCGTACCTGGGTCATTTTGAACTGTGGTGTTACCAGTCTGAATGGATCTCATTGAATTAGGCCAGCCAATAGTATTTAAGATCTGGTTAATTCGAGTGCCTGAATCATCTCCAGCGGATGCTCCAGTAATGGTTGTAACCAGAGCATTTTGAAGCAATCTCATGCCATCCACAGCTGTAATGGTTGTATAAACCACATCGCCTACATATTTAGGAGTTGTAGTTGTATACCCTGTAATAAAGCCAGCAAAGATAGCGTAAGACTTACCTTGATAAGTTGCTGAGATCTGAACCTTACGCATTGGGGTCAAATACCCATAATAAGGTGATGATGTATTTTGTGGGTTAAAATCACCATTTTGATCCACGATACGCATAGTTAAAGTACCGGTCTGGAATTGATCGGCTATCGCATTGCGACCACGCTGGGTTTGAATTGAATCTACTTGGTCAGATACATCAACAACCAAAGATGTTGAATCGGCAAGAATGTTTGTGCCAAAAATACCCGTACCGATAATGAATGCTTGACCAAAGGATGCTCCAGTCGAGAAGTTAATTACAGCTTGTACGGATGGAATGGCCATTAGAATCCTTGGCCAGCAGGGATTTGAGGTAATCCATTTCTGTTAATAAGCAATAAAGCGTTTTGAACCACATTAGTCATATTCGCTGAATCCACCATATTAGTCGCATCAATGTTTATGTTATATGTAGCTGGACTGGCTCCATACATATAAGACTGATATGAACCTGATTCCGGATTAGAAAATTCTTGAGTCAATCGGTTTCTTTGGGCTTCGGCTATTTTTTGTTGATCTGCTAAATCAAATAAACCACTGGTGCTTGAAGTATTACCTGGTGTTTGAGGTGAAGCAGTACCCGGATTTGGAATTGCACCTTTTAATAATGCCATTTGAGCAATAAGATCCTGAATGTATTTTGGCCAGTCAGAGAATGGATTTAATGCTTTAGGCAAATTATTAATGGTTGAAGCAAGGTCGGTTGTTTGAAGTTGAGACACCAATAGTTGCTGACTTAAAGAATAAGCGGCTTGGTCATTTTTAGTTAACAAAGCTAATTGAAGGTCAAGTCTTAATTTTTCTTGATCAGTAATTTTGCCTTGCAAGGCAGCATAAACTTGAGCCTGTTGAACATCCAGTACTGACCCTGCTTTGGTTAATAATAATTGAGCTTTAGCAGCTGCGCTTTGCGCTTTAGCTGCCACAGTTTGAGCGGTTGCGGCCTTGGCTTGGATTTTAGCAAGAGCCTCTGCTCGTTGATCAGCGGCCTTGGCTTTGCCACCACGATCAGATCCGGCATCTGGAACTCCGGGGGCTTTTTTAGGTAGAAACCATGATGGATGACTTAAACCTTCAAACGTGTATGAAAGGAAACCTGATAGTCCGCCAATTACTACACCAAGAGCATTTCCTAAAGAAACCAAAGATGCGGTTAATTTATCGATGTTGGTTGTATCTAAACCTTTTAATATGCCCTCGCCAATAGATTCTTTGAATTGATCCCAAGCAACAGTTAGTTTTTGTATATCGCCTGTATATCCTTGAGCCGCATAGGCTGCTTGCCCAGCAAATAATGAATTTAATTCTTTTTGTAAATCGGCAAACTTTGCACCGGATAATTGGGCTTTAGTTAATCCAATGCCGAGTTTTTGAAGAGCTGTATTATTTCCAACATAAGCCTTGCTTAAAGCGGCAACTACGGATTGTAAATCTTTGCCAGTGCCGGCTGATACATCGAGGGCGGTTTGTAGAATCCCTTGCGCTTGGGCTGTGTCTCGAGTTGAAAGTAATAAAGTATTGTAAGCAGGGACTAATTCATCATCGACAATTCCATATTGCAATGACAATTTTTTAAGGTACATGTCAATGGCAGGTGATTTATAAGCCTGACCTATATTAGTTAAAGTTTGACCAAGCGACTTGGCTGCCTTTTCGGATTGTATAAACTCATTAACGGCACTCTTGCCAAATGCCGCTATTTTTTGAGCCGCAAAAACACCAGCAAATACTTTGCCAGCTTTTAATGCCGTCTTTTCAAAATCACTTAATTTCTTTTCAGCCTTGGCTAAGGCTTTACCATCGAACTCGGTACCAACACTGACAATAATATTTTCTTTTTGTGCCATTATGGTTTCGCTCTCTTATTGAATTCAATGGTTGCTTTTTCAATAGCCTTCAAAGTTTTAGGTATTACTATGCTGTTGTCTTTAGCCCATGCTCGATAAATTAAACGACCTTTTTGTTTATCGGATCCGACCAATACGCCGTCTAAGTTGGCTATAAACTGTTGACCGGCTCGAGGGTTTGAAGAATGGCTAAATCGTTTGTTACCTGATTTTTTCTTTCCCGCCCATGGTTGACCGGCGGGATTTTTGCGGCCAGCGGTTTCAAATATCGCTCCAGCAGCTGTTTTATTAACCACTGAGTAATAACCTCTAAAACCTTTTTTGTTAATGGCGGTTTTACCCATTTTATAAACAATGCCTTTTTTGACGGATGTAGCATTAAATTGTCTACCCGCCCATGTGCCTTTTTGATGTTCCCAACCATACATAGTTGAAAATGGCACGAAGGCACGGCCATGATCTCGAACAGTGAGCATGGCTTCTTTAATCTCTTTATTCATTTCATTATAAAGATCAGGAGTATATTTTTTCATCGCTTGTTTAGTGGCGTCTATGCCTTGCAGTCTTACTGGCACGCTTAAACTCCTCTGATCTATCTTTTAGATATTGGAGAATTGCCTTATAGGTCTCTTGATCCAAATCTATTAAATGCTGAGGGGCGATTCCCGTTTCGACTGCCAAAGCGGCAATCGTGTAGGTCATCGAACCCCTATCTAAAAATTTGTGTCGTCATCCAATACTTCGACCTTTGTAAGTGTTTCAACAAACTCAAGGCCAAATGTTGGAACTGTGACTCCGGACTTCCGTAAGCATTCCCAAGCTAACCAGTAAATATCGGATTGCTTTTCCTGCTCACGGAAAGTCTTGTGGATTCCTGCTTTGAAATGTAATTCGAAGGCCATCTCGATCGCTGGTGTTATCGGATGATCCGACACCTCGCCAGTAGCCCTTGTGATACGAAGTTTAGCCATTTGAATTTATCTCCTTAGAATGAACCTGATGTTGATTGAACAACAGTTGAGTTACATGTAAATGTCATGCTGGAGTTTGAAATGTCTCCAACTGCGCCATTTAATGGTGTCAAATTGTTGATCAATAGGCTAACAGTATAAAGAGGGTTTGTCGCTGAAACAGCCGTTCCCTTTACTGGTAGCAATACAGCTGTGACTGTTGTGCCATAAGCTGATTGAAGAGTTGCTTGCACGCTTGCTGCTGCAAAGTCGTTTAAGAAGTTCAAGGTTAAAGTTGATGCTTCTAGACCCTTTACGAACTTGTGTGCTGAATCACCTAATGCGGTAACTTCTAACTCATCGAAGTTTTGTGTAAGGGTAACAGATGTAATGTGGTCAGATAGATCAACTGAGTTAATCTTTACGCCAACATTGTTTTGTAGAAATATGGCCATTGTTATTCCTTGTCTTTGGTTGTGTCTTGTACTGCTGGCTTTGGATCTTTAATCTGACCTGTCTTGATTAAAAACGCCAAATTCTCTGCTGTGGTGTCTTGTGCCATGGATTAGCTCCAACTCGTTAGTATGTCGAAATTTAGATCTATGTTTAATAGATCTCCAGAAGGTAATGATAATACCTGTGGTGCATTAAAGGCTGGAGCGTTAAACACCAGACCGGATTGTGCAAGTTTTTGATA